TCCATCCGCCGATCTGGATAATAGCGGCTTCTAAAGAAGTCTCGTTAAGATCCGAAGCAACTGCTGGAGTGTTCGAGTTAGTTCCACCAGAAACAAGTGGGTGAGCAGTAGAGCATAAAGCAACACCATCACCATAAGTAGTACCAGCAGCGAACGCGTTGTTCAAGATGGTAGCAGCTTTTACTTGCTTAGTGTATGCCATAGCGCGAGCTAGTGCTTTGGTGTAACGAGATGACAGAGAGTCATACAAGTTATCTTCAATCGCTTCTTCAGTGATTGCAAAACCCATAGCCACAGTTTCGTGCGTGTAGCGTGCAGTGAAGGCTTCTTGAGCATTATCATACTCAATAGCGGAGCCTTCTGACTTAGTTGGAGCCGAACCGAAGCCGGACAACTTAGTTTCTTCTTCAAAAGAACGATCAGAGGTTTCATTTTCAAAAATCTCTTTATGCTCTTCGCCGTACTTCGCGTACTCTAAACCGAACAATGCGTTTAATCCGGGGAGTAACTCTTTTAATAGTTGCGCTCTTGAAATAGCCATTAGTCAGCTCCTTAGTTAGACACAATGCCAGTACCATACTGATGGTACGGGAGGTTAATTTTAACCAGAACGTCGGTATAAGCATCGCCGATTTCTGACCCAGTTTTAGTTACGAATCCAACGATCTTAAACGCCTTAGTGGCAGCAGCAGTAGTAGAATTAACCTGCATGGTTGACTTACCAGTAGTAGTGTTTACAGAAGTTGTAACGTGCTGTGCGGCTGGAAAATCGACGTTGTGACCTAGATCCGTCTGAGTTATCGCGCCGTTTGCTTGTGCTTGAAACAATACATTTGGATCAGTTACAACATAAGCAGTAGCATTTAATGTGCCAGAAGGGTAGTACTGACCAAAGATCAATTGACCTTGAGCATTAATATACTCACATCCAACAAATACACCAATAGCACCAATAGTGTTACCACCAAGGTTGTTAGTGCCAGCATCAGCACCTGTACCAGCAGCGATGTTGACGTAACCGTCAGTATGCAGTTCAACAACTGAACCATACCCGACGTTTTGTGCGACCCCAGCGGGATCGAACAAGTACGACTCTTGAGCACCCGTATAAGGGGTACCGTCCTGCCGTCTTACGGGAACTAGCCCGTATCCTGCGTCTGTAGAAGACATAATATCTATCCTTTATAAATTTGAGTTAAGTTCCCTTACCAAAGGTAACTTTCGTTTTCCGCTCGTTAAATAGCGGCATACGGGCATCATTCTCCCGCATCAAGTTGTTATCGACTGAATCCATCTGAGTTCTAGTTTGTCCCTCAAAATGCTCAGTACGTTCTGCAACTAGTTCGACGGGGGCTTTACAAAGCATCAGTCCACCAATAATTACATTGTCCTTAAATCGTTCGTTCTCGATTGTGACTAGTGTAATTTCTGGATGATCTGTAGCCTTTACTGGCTCCCATCCTTCACGAAGTTTAGAAGAAACATTCGTAGCATCAACAGTTCCCTGCATAGCTACTCGTATCCAGCGGAACGCGTATCCTTCTTCTGGAGTAGGGGAAGGTAGTACTTCTGGCCTATTCCAAGATTTTTTACGAGTCGTTTTTTCACGAGTTTCAAGTTCACGGTTTAATCTGTTCTCAGCCATTATATTTTCCTCATCTCTTCAGCAACCTTTTTGGCGTATAGTTCCAGCGGTACTCCAAGTTTCTTAGCAATAGCTACCTGTGTTTGCGTTAATCGCACCTTTTTGGGTGCTGTGCTCCGCGTCGCGGGGGCAACCACATTTGACTTTCGCTTACTTGTCCTAGCCTCTGGCTCTTCTTCATCTTCTCCAAACTCTTCGGGGAAGGTATTCCGCATACGAGCGTTAATATTCTCGTAGTATTCATCGCTTAGTGGGTCTACACCTTGTTTAACAAGTTTACTGTGTACCCCCATAGCATAAGCTGTCATCTCATCATCATCACCAAACCAAGAATTTTCTGATGCCCAATCGGACGCTTTGGCATCTACTCTAGGTTGAGACTGTTGTTGAGGTATTTGTACAGGAACTTCTGCTTCTTGTAAAGGCTCTGATTTAGAATTATCTAATTTATCTGCCTTTATCTTAGCGTTAGTTAGTTTTTCTTGGGCATCTAACAGTTTATCTGCATCGCCGTTTTCATATGCTCGTTTGTATAAACGTTTAGCAGTAAGTATTTCTATTGCTGAGTTCTTCTTAGCTTGCTCTAGTAAAACTGTGTTATTTTCATCTACAGTACCCTTCAACTTGTTATTTTCATCAATAAGGGACTTAGCGTAGCTTTCTAGTTCCTGACGTTCGCGCTGTGAGGCTTCTTTTGCGCGGCGTTCATCATGGTAACCTTTGCTAAAGTGCTGGATACGCTTACGTACTTTGTCAGAGTAGTCTTCTAACTCCTCGTCCGTAACGTCTTCCGGCGGTTTAGAAGCCTTACGGTTTCTATCTGCCTTTGGCGTATCATCTACGACTTCAATATCAACTTCGTCGTCTTGCTCTTGACTAACTTCTTTTTTTTCTTTAACTGGTTTTTCTTCACCCGATAGATCAATTTCGATAGCACCGGAAGATTCTATATCTATATCTCCTCCTTTATCGTCTTTTTCTTCATCAGGAAATGAAAACTCTACTTTTTGAAATCCCATCACTATCTCCTTTACACTCGTGTAACGCCACGAGGATCGTTAACTACCGCTTCAATTGAATCATCGTTCATTAAACGATACTCAACACCACCTACTTTAAACCGCGTACCTGTATTGGCACGGAACATTACGTAATCTCCTACTTTACACCAAGGGCCAGTTGTAAATCGTTCTTTGTCAGAATACGCCTGTGCACCCATATCTAGTACTACGCCAATAGTTGACATAATGTAGTCGTGGTGTATTTCTTTACTAGACTTAATAATGCCACTATCACCGTAGGTATCTTCTACTTCGGGCATGGCTACTAAGACTCGGTATCCTACGGGAGTAGGAATTTGGCGTTCCAACTCTTCTTCAGTTACTTCAGGGGCTGGTGTTAAATCAGTCATTGTCATCGTCCATATAATTGCGCGAAAGGTCTTTTACGTAAGATAAGCTAGTTTGAAGACCTCGTATCAAACCAACTACTTCTCGGTAGTTCGCATAATCTGTTGCGGAACCATTCTCAAGAAACTCTTGTGCGGAGGATGTAGCATCCTCGATTTGTTTTGTTAGCACGTCAAAGACGGTATTAGCCATAACTATTCCTTTTTACGTTTATTTGCTGTATCGACAGTTGTTTTCATAACATCTAACTCTAAGCGAGCAGAATCTTTTCTTCTATCGGCGGCTAACTTGGCTCCCATTTTTTGGGCGTCTAGCTCTAGCTCTTGTTTATCTAACGCTAGTTGAGCTGCATCCATCTGCACATCTGCTTGGTTTTTCTGGGCTTTAAGTTGTAGTTCCGCTTGTTTAATCTGCATATCACCCTGATCTTTCTGAGTTTTACGTTGTACTTCTTGTTGTTTAACTTGTAGTTCCGCTTGTTGCATTTGAACTATAGGATCTTTTGCCTTTTTCTGAGCTTCTTTCTGTGCGTTCTCTTGTTGATGCTGTTGAGTAATCTGTTTACCACCTTCGGCTACGAGTCGAGCCAACTGAATTTCAGTTTCTTCTGTCATCTCGTGATTAGGTGGGGGTAGAGTAACACCAAGCTTCTCTTCCATTTGAGAACGGTAGTTAAACCCTAGGTGCTCTGCGATATGAGCATTAAGTGCTACCATAATTTGTTGCGCTTTAGGGTTTTGCCCGATAGTCTGAGCAATCATAGGATCTTTCATAAACGCCGTGTGCGCTCCTATGTGCGCTTCGTGGTCTTGATAGATAAACGCTTTTATGGGGGTGCCAGTTAGCGCGTTCATATTTTCGCTTACGGGATCAGAAGGTTTCACATCATCTTCCGTAGGTACTAGTTTGTCAGCGTTCTTAACGCCGAGCACTTCAATCATCTGTCTATGTAATTGAGGTAGGTTGTATATCTGTGGTGCCTGTTGTGACATCTGTAGCACTGCTTGATACTGTACTACTCGCTGCGCCATTGTAGAGCTATTAGGGTCGCTTACAGGGACTACATCAACCATAGCGTAGTCTGACTGCCGTGCTGATACTTCGCCTCTTAGAGGTTGATAAGCGTACTCTTCAGGGGCTTCCTCGGCCATAATAGCCTTGAGCATCTTAAACTCTAGCTTCATAGCATAGTGAACACGGGCCATTACCGCAGCCATAGGTTTCAACGTACGCTCTAGTAATGCTAGGGTAGTGCCTACAGGAGCATTAGCTGACATGTCAGATACATCCATATCTGCAATAGCACCTAAACGACGGCCTTCAGTAGTGATCTGGTTAAGCAACGCTAGCAGTGTTTGGCTAGGCTCCTTATAAGGAAGGGGCATTATGTTCTCTCTAATGCTACCTGATGGTACATCTACATCCTTCCATTCTCCCGGTTCTATGGGGGTGTCATCCCCTTTAATCCGTAGCCCGCGAGCCTTTAGACCCCCCGGAAGATTAGATAGGGTACCCGCGTCCACTAGCTGCCGTATGATGGATGTTCCTGCTCTAGCATAACCACCAATGATGTGGATCAGTCCAAGGCCGTAGAAGCCAAATCCGGGCACATATACGTAATGTACGAAGTGCTGACGCTTTAATGTTAGGTCATCGTCTTCGTTCCAGTTACGGCGTATAGATAGTACTTCTTCAGTACCACGCTCAATAGTTACAATATAAGGTCTGGCAATACCATCTTCGTCATCAACACCTTCTATTATAAGGTCAGCATGGATTTCATATATAGTATATCGCTCATCGTCGGTGATTGAATAACCACCTTCTTCGGCTTTACGCTTCTCAATATCAGTGTGAAATGCTACAGGATCACCAAGTTCAATACCGGAATAAAAACCACTTACTTGTAGCTTACGTATATCATTTTTAGTTTTACGCATTACATGGGTAACACGTTCTGCGGACTCAATATTAGACGCCCCGTAAGGCACGATAACGTCTTCTGCTGGGATATAGATAGCTGTTTGTCTACCTATGTTAGGATCAAAATAAACNTTTTTAAACGCTGATCCTGCGAGTCCTAGGCTATACAGCATACGCTCGTGTTCTGGGCGATACTCAACCATGTTCTCGGTTAGTTCGTAGTTCATGTCGGCTTTTACACGTTCTGCCGCTTCTTCTTTTTCTTTTGTTTCTTCTCCAAGAATTTTTACTTTAACTGGCCCTGCTGCGGGGAACGTCTCACTCATGGTCTCTGCTTGGAAACGAATAGCTGCTTCTGCTAGCACTGTAGAATTAACGCCACAAGCGCCTTCCCAAGGAGTAGTACGCTCTTCGTACTTGAATCCTAGGATATCTAGACCCTTAACGTACGTGTCAGCCCACTCTTTTCGGCTATCTACGTCAGAATCTACCATTTCTAACAACTCACCTGCTAACTCGTTTACAAGTGATTCATCTAATACTTCCACTAAATTAACGTCAAACTCCGTAAGATCGGCATCCGAAGCGTCAGGTATTATTGTTATCTCCACGCTACCATCATCTAGAGTAACCATATCAGGATTAACGATGTCGATCTCTAGTGCTTGCTCGACTAGCTCACCTTCCATACCTTCTTCTATGTCTTCTTCTATACCCTTGGGGGCGGCGTATATACCTTTCTCAATTGCCATGATCTAACCTCTTAATAAAACCCGCTACCGCGTTGTTTAAAGTATTTAATCTCTTCTGGCTCATCGGAAGGTAGGCGTATAAAGCCACCTTGTCGGAACCGCATAAGTGCCATAACCGTAGAATCCACCAAGTCATCGTTACTCATAAACGGGAAGCCAGCGATCTCTTCAACTACTTCCTCTGCCCAACGAGTTTGTGGAACCCAACACAATCCAGATGCTACAATATCAGATACAGAGTTTAATCGCGCTAGTTTATCACCAGAACCTCTATGAGGGGTATATTCTTGTACAAGTAGGCCCATTCGTCGCATTTCTTGGTATAATGCAACACCGGAACTCTTCTTCTCCACAATAAACGCGTCTGGTTCCCAATCTGTGTACTGCTCCATAGCTAGCTCTTTAAGCTCTGGAAACTCTAATCTCTCCTTAATACTATTAAGTAAAATAATATTATACGCTGAAGTCTCCTCATTAAGAAACACACCCCATGTAGTCAGTGCTGTATAGTCAGCGCGGTTGTGCTTTTCTGCTGCGGAGTCCAAGGACATTATTACATACTCACAAGAAGGAGGATCGTCCTTCTCCCACTCGTTCCACCACTCACGTTTAACTATAGCAGCTTCTTCAGCAGTCGGTTGTTGTTGGTACTGTGCGTTCCACTGGAACACGGGCATAGACGCTTTAGTACGTAACAGGGCTTCTATATCAAAAAACTCAGGCCACAGGGGTTTATCTACAGGCTTGCCTGTATCTGGGTCGTCCACATGCAGGATAGCAGGAAATTCTATAACTTCATACTGATCTGCTCGCTCGTTATTAGCCATATCCTTGACTACACGGCCTGTCAGGTCGTCCATATGCCACCGAGTCTGGATAATAGCTATACTACCCCCCGGCATTAGTCGAGTACGAGCACCGAATGTGAACCATTCGTAGGCTTTCTCAAACACAGAGAAGTTACCATTAATAACGTCTTGCTCAGAATGTGGATCATCTACGAGTAACAAGTGGGCACCACGACCTGCTAGTGCGGAGCCAACACCACAAGCGTAGTACTCTCCACCTGTGTTAGTACTCCATCGACCTGCTGATTTAGAGTCACTGGCTAGCTTTACCGTAGGAAATATACTCCTATAAGCCTCACTAGCGATGATATTACGCACTTTACGGCCAAAATCTACGGCAAGATCGGTTGTGTGCGACACCATCATCACTTTTTTGGTGGGGTTACGCCCTAAATACCACGCGGGATAGAAAATAGACACTAATTGGGACTTACCATGCCTAGGTGGGATGTTTACACAAGCTCTATCCTTGTCTCCAAGCTCAACCTCCATCAAAAGGTTGGCTAGAATGCGGTGATGCTTACCTACAATGAAGTCAGGCATCATAGCTTTNCAAAATTCTATCAGATCATCGTACGCTAGCTTGTTTTTGCGCCTAATATCTAGCTCATCTACGAGTCTTTCTATCTCTACCACTTCGTCGGGGCTAAAACTGTCTATATTGTCCAACATATGNTGGATTTCGTCCTGCGTAAAGTCCGTAGCTACACTACTCACTCGCAGATATCCCCAACTCAACGTCTAAGTCTATAATCTCCCCGTCCAGAACTATCTCCTCGACAGGATTCACTAGCTTCTCTAGCTTCCTACGCAGTTTTGCCTTCAGATCATCCGTTGACTGGTGTGTAACAGTCACTTCAGACTTCTCAGAGAACAACCCTACGTCTGAAATCTTACCTAGTAGCTCCAACGCTCGGATACGAACGCGTGGATCGGGGTTCTCTGTCTCTAAGATCAGCTTATTGGTCACTAGGTGCCGTACTGTCACAGCAGACTCGACTACTGAGGCACCAAATTCTGTGAGGATGTTCCCTGTTAACACCAAAGATGCAGGTGTTAGGGTAGACATTCGCTTGGGTGTGGCTTTTTGGGATGTTTTTTCGGGGTCGTCAGCGTACGCTAAGGCAATTTTAGCGGCCACGTCTTCATCTTCTTTATTGGGCTTCAATTCTAACCCGTGTTCTGCTAGCTCTAAGGCTGTTGTTCTTGCTGCTTGCGCACGGACAGTCAAGTCCACCGCAGGATCGTCATCAAATAGCGGAACCCCAATCTCTGGTTCGATTTTAATCGTCATATTATAGTCGCAGGTTATTCACCGGAGGTGCATTTGTACCATAATAAAATTTTTTTTACTAGTCTTTCTAAAACAAGGCGGGGGGAACGGCCTCAAGAAGGGGGGTGGGGGTACCGAACTCAGGAAAATACGAATAATTCGTGTAAATTAGTAATATATAGAGCGGTGGGACTCCGTCCTGCTGTAGGGGTGTATACCCCCCCTGTACCCCTTGCGATCTGGGGAAACGTGCTATTGGCTGGCTATCTGTACCCTATTGTATACATATGTATACATCTATAGTACATCTATTGTATTCTTACACAGACTTGTTACTATGTGCACATCAAGACAGCGATCTTGATACACCAAGGCTTACTAGGTGCCCACTTTAAAACCTAGACTATATGGAAACATCAACATGAAAAACATTAATGAAGCTAAAGCAGTACCTACACGGTTTACACCCAAGGCCGCTACATTATTAGCCACGGCTACCAAAGGTGAAGAAAGCGCACGCAAGGCGGCACAGGCGGCATATGATCAGTGCGTGTCGGATGGGATGTTCTGGACCGACTGGTTGCCAGTTAACGCCGAGGGATCGACAGCCACCCCAGAGTTGAGAGAGGCGCTATTCGCGGCACGGCGCAAGGGGTTTGGAGCATGGGCACCTAAGCTATACGCCACACCCAACAAGGCGCTAAGTGAAGATCAGATAGCTAAGAAGAACAAGCTAAGGACTGATCTAAATAAGAAGATCACCGATGACAAGAAAGCTATGCGGTTGCGGTTGGATGATGATTACAGGGCTAGCCAGTCCAAGGCTACCACCAAAGCGCCTCAGACACCTAAGACTGGTGATAAGGTGGTCGATGATGCCAACGTGGTCAACGCCAAGATATGTAAGAAGATACGCGACTTACAGACCTACATCGAAGGCAATGCCCCAGTGAAGGACTCCAACGATAGCAGGGAGTTACTACGCAGTATGATTGAAATATTCACTCAACAGATTGCACATTAATCTAACAGGGCCAAGGATGGCCCGCTTACTTGGAGTAACATATGAAACCATCAACAATGATAGCCAATATAAACAGAGCGATAGATGCACTGGATACAATCCAACGCTCAGGTGATATAGGT